AGCCTTTTTAGTCGCCATTAGTAGGTAACCCCACGATCAACCGCAGCCATTATGTAATCAACACTCATGCTCTTAGTACCCGTAGCATCCCCTGACACTTCGACAGCAGCCGGGGTCATCAAGCTAGTGGGAATATTAGTGGTATGCGTACCAACCAACTGTCGGTTGTAATAAAACTGAACCGTATCAGTAGTTGTACCTTTAGTGCCAATAAACCCTACAGTGACATAAGTGTCATCAGTCAGGTTATAAGCAGCAGCAAGTTCTGTCTCTGTCTCTGTGTCAGATGCTTCTGTGATTAATCGAGTTAGAGACGAACCATCGTCTAACTGAAAACCTATCCGGTTTGAAGCAGTAAAAGCAGCTTCAGGATTAGTAGCAAAATTTTCACAAAGCCCTATCCAAATATCCATCTGCCCCACACCAGAACCGGATGTAGAAGAAGCAAAGAACCGGGCTTCAAAAAAGAGTTTTTCTCCAGCAGTCGAGGGCAACTGAAATATCTCATTACCCTGAATCGAAGCACCGTCATTATCAGTAGTAGCTTGCGAAGTAAGCGCCAATACACCTGTAGCCGTATCAGCCGAAAGAGCAGCGGTAGCACTGGTGTCTTTTACCACCGTCCAGTCATTGGTAGCATCTAGAAGTATACCGGTGAAGTCATCGTACAAAACCGCCTGATCAGGCCAAACCCCAACTTGCAGGTTTTCAAGCCCTTTACGGGCAGCGGAATAAAGAATTGGACCTTTAAAATGAGTAGCCATGTAAGCGTCTCCTGTCGTGGCTAGTGTCTATCTCGGGATGAGATAGTCAGGTAACAGGATCAGTATACCCAAATAAAAAAAGGGCGACAAGAATGCCGCCCTTTTCTTAATACATTGCTGTATCTATGCGCCGGGAGTACCAAATACACATCTCCAGTCAGACACGCCGAAAGAATATCTTTCACGTGCCTTGAACCGCATATTACCAGTGTCAAAGTCCCCTTCCATCGCTGTTTTCAGCGGAGTACGGTTGAAGAGCTTGAACCCATTTGGACAGTCAGTTTTAACGAAAAACGCATCTGCATCAGTGAAAAAGTGGTTAACCACGGCTCCCTCTGGAAGCATTCCCATTGATTTCATTGCGTTTATGTCGTTATCCGCTGTGCCCGGACGCAGATTAGAGTTAATAATCCTTTCCGCGATAAATTGAAGTTCTTTAGGAATCAACAATTTAGTACCACGTACCGCGATCTTCAGACCACGCTCATCGGTAAATCCTGCAATTTGGATGAGGATCTCTTCAAGAGAAGTCTCATTCAAATCAGCAGCAGTCGCCAATAAGTTGGTCTGGCTACCCGATAAGCTTGGGTGAGCTGCGGAACACAGTGCAGCGCCATCGCCTATGGGAGAACCGGTAGAAAAAGCATTGTTCATTACCGTCGCACCTTTAATCTGCTTGGTTTGAGACATTGAACGTGCTAGTGCCCGAGTGTAGCGTTTAGCAAGACTATCATAAAGATTGTCCTCTACCGCTTCCTCGGTGATGCTAAAAGCTAATGCAATGGTTTCCATTGTGTAACGTGCAGTATACGTCTCCTGCGCGTCATCAAAAGAAATGGCACTACCTTCACTCTTAACAGGGGCCGTTCCGAAACCGGACAGCATCACTTCTTCTTCAAAAGCTCTGTCAGAGCTTTCAGATTCAAAGATTTCTGCTGCTTCGTCTTCATAACGGTCATATTCCAACCCAAATAAGGCATTCAGGCCGGGTTCTAGTTCTTTCGCTAGTTGAGCGCGAGAAATAGTCATCTAGGGCCTCCTTATAAACCGGTTGAGTCAGCAGTCGTCTGTGAATCAAAGCGACGAGTGCCAGCGTTAAAGTGAGCGTTTAGCCGTACTATCAAGGGAATTCCCGCTGCGGTGTAATCACTATTTGCGTCATCATCTACAATACCGACAATACGCAAAGGTAATGTTGCTGTAGTGTTAACACTCGACACACTAGCCTGAGAATTGGATTTACCTGTATCGGTAGAACCGGTACGGGCAGATGTTCCCAAATCAGTGTTAGCAAAAATAGTTGCTACCGCAGTAGCTCGGCTGGTTAAAGAAGCATCCGAAGATACCTGGAACAACTGGTTTGGATTATCAGCGATATAAGCGCGGACAGGATAATTCGTGTCCACACTTACTGCGCCTGATCCGGGCCAGTAGTCCAACCATACGGGTTGCTTCCGAACGGAGTCTTGGTACATAACACCAGTTAAAACACCCAGTGCTTGAGTTGTACCCCCCGCTGTATCACCTGCATAATCTATGTACCCAGTGCTAAGTGGAACTACGATTCCGCCATTATAGATAACATTAGTGTTACCACTAGCGATTTCGTATTCAGTGACACCCGTTGAATTGGGACCACTACCCACCATACCAATAGGACGTAGACCATAGGCAGTTTCTTGATTTGCCATAAGACTAATCTCCTAAGAAATTAAAGGTCACTCTTTACGAGGACCACCAAAAGTTACACGAGATTGACGGTCAGGTTTACTGATCGTCATAGAAGAGTGGCTGTTTTCTCGCATCAGATTATCATCTACAGCTTGCTGTAGATCTCTGGCTCGACCATGGTAATAAGCATTTCTTTCTTTTACCGTTTCGAGTGGTATACGAGCTAACATTAACCCTCCAACCCCAAAAACACCTTCGTATTTTCCTGATTCAACAACCGGAGACTCGAAATCCGGATACTCTGAGGCTCGAACAAGTTCGTAGCCTTCTCGTAACCTGGCAGAAACATTTTTCGTGTCTTGAAAACCACGTGCTTCTGCGCGAATCCATCGATGTTTGTACCCTTCGGGTGCAGGTGGTGCGTCCAAACTAGAGGCGGGTGCCCAAGGTTTCCTCTGAGCCTTTTTTTCTCTAGTTTCCGTTGCGCGAGGAGTTTTTGCGGTGCCCTCAAACCCTTTCTTGCTTGTAGACATCTAAATTCTCCTATTTAACGTATTTCGCGTATTCTGATTCAGGCACACCTAACTTAGCCGCAATAGTTCTTTGGCTAGGCGTGAGTTTTACTTGCCGTCGATTACGTCCAGTTCGTGAGCGGGAAGCTCCAGCAACCGTCTGAGCGCCACGTTTTGCTGTTCCGTTGGTTCTAGCAGCGGGTTCCGAACCCGAAAAATTATCCGGAAACATGTCCCGAATGCGGAGATCAATTTCATCATAATACTCATCGCTCGTAGGGTCAAATCCTTCTTCCTCTACCAAGACCTCATGGATAGCTCTTGCCGCTCCCGTCATTGCTACATCCCGGTCCGGAGTTTGAGCCATGGAAAACCATTTATTCTTACGTGCCCACTCTTCCGCACGTGGGTCCCGTTGAATTTGCTGTTGAGGGGGCTGCTGCGGTTGCGGTTGCTGCTGTGCAGCTTTTTGGTGTTGTGCCCTTGCTTCAGAAACACGCTTCGCTTCTTCCAACTTGGATTTTTGAACTTGAATCTCAGTTAACCTACTCTGGGCAGAAACCGTAGCGTCTGGGTCAGCACTGCGAACGGCCTGTTTAAGAGCTTCCTCTGCCGACTTTTCTTCAGCAGCAATTCGGCCAGAATATTCGGACATGTAGCCATGATCCACCTGCTTTAAACGAGTCTTGATTTTTTCTGATTCCGCCTGAACTTGTTGGGCATAACCAAGGGCTTCCTGCTCGTTCCGTTCCGCTTCACGCATTTTTTTAGTAAGTCGATTTATACGTTTCTGAACCGATTCGGAATATTGTTCAACCTCCTCCTCTGATTCGGTGGCAACTTGTTCTTCCTCTTCCCCGGCAATCACAACCTTCTCTTCGTATTCCTCAAATTCCAAGTCTACCTGCCCATCATCCACTACGTGTGTTTGTTTATTAGATTTCGCCATTGCAGTCTCCGTTAATAACTGAGTATATCGTCAGGATTTTTGATAGTAGCCAACACTTCGTCGTCGTTAAGAATACGAACTTCTCCGCCTTCTATACGAAACCGGGAACCTGCATAACGAGGAAAGATCACCCACTCCTTTTCATCACACCACGGTCCATCTGGAAACTTATCCGTATCGGCATAACACAGGGGACCTTGTTTCAACACATAGCCCACCACTGTTTGAACCTGATCTTCATCCAACTGCTGATCGGTCAAGAGAATGCCGCCAGAAGTTCTGCCCTTACCTCTGTACGGTAGGACAAGCAACCTCCAACCCGTTGGTTGGGGCATACGGTCTAATAAAGTGGGATCTATAGAATCAGGATCAAGGACCTGTTCCTGTGGGTCAACATAAGCGTCTTTTATCGAAGTTTCTGTGGATACGTCAGTCATCAAATTGCTCCTGTTTGTCTATCAGGCCCGAGAGTTCCTGTTCTATGTAAGACAAGGCACTAATTTCTCCCATGAGTTTTTGATACTCTTCCATGGACTTAATGCCGTTATTTCCTAAAATGTCGATTACGGTATTTCGTCTATCCTTAATTGTTTTTTGAATAAATTGAATTACATCAATTTCATCCATTCGCATATTCCCTCATGTAGTTAGATATAATCGTAGCTAATCTTATACCATCTCCGGATCAAATTCCCCTCTTTCTATTAATTTTTCACGATTATAAGCGTGAGCTTCAGCTACAGTTTCCTTATTCGCACCATCATACTTAACCGCGTGATTATGGGCCACTAATAAAGCATTAATACACTGGTCATCGGCCCAAACCGTCCCTAATACACGCCCAAATTTCCCTTTTTCCAATTCCGTAAGCACTTTGATTTCTTTGGCGGATTTTAGCCGGTCTTTAACGAACTGTTTACTAAGCATTCCCCTCGCCTTATGGTCTAAATCAAGGCTTCGACATTCGGGGGCGTCTATACCGACGAGCCTGACTCGGGCTTTATGAAAGATTGAGAACCCAAGATCCATGGTTAAATCCACGGTGTCGCCGTCAACCACGCGCCTCACTTTACAGGAATATTCAAACATAGGTATTCGTCTTAATCATGTCAGTTACTTCTATGGCTCGGCCTTTTACTTGTCTGGCCCACCGGGAATCGAAAAATTCGAGAGCAGCTTGGTCATGGTCGCCCCTTTCCATGTGGCCTAACGCTTTTTTAAACCCTGAAAAACGAAATCGTCCCAGATTAAAGTGCATATTGATGATTCCGTCTTTTCTAGCACCGTCCTCAAGGTCGTTAAACCACGGATATTCTGAACTTAATTCCTTGATAGTACGCTCGATGTCGTTCTGGAGCATATAGTCGATCTCGTCATCACTAATCCCTAATCCGTGATGCTCTTCAGTGTCAGAAATATTCCTGCCGCATCCTATCGTCAACACACCCAAACTGTCTTTATAGGCGTGTTTTTTTACCCCCTCGTGCCGTTTAAGCATAGCGATCAGTTTTTCCATGTCATCTTCTAGGGTTATTTCAACTAAAGAAGAATGCAGGGAAACGGGGTACAAGCCAAGCCAGATAACGACCAACAAAACCAAAAATTTCGGCATTGTTAATCACAAATTTCGGCCAAGGCAACCCAGTCTTCGGCCCGCCAGTCACTTGTATCTACAGTTGCCGGTACTTCCACAGTAATCCCGCTCAGGTTTCCACCAAAGACCCCTGCTGTACCAGAGGATTCGCCTCTCAGACAAGCAAAAGCATTGTCCCCCTCGCTCACCGCAAGACCTTCAATCTGGGTGCAGCCCACAAAAAGGGGCATCATTAAAATAAGCACTATTCTAGCCATGGCATCTTCCTCCAGAACGTTTACGCGAGCCTTTTTTCCGTTTTCCGGCGGTATTCAGGGCAATCGCAACCGACTGCTTTTGCGGATAACCCTCGCTTCTCAGCTTTTTTACGTTATGGCTGACTGTTCTCTTGCTCTTACCTTTTTTAAGTGGCATATATCACCTAATTAATGGTAAATTTTCCACCACGCAGCATGGCACCCATGCCACGGGAGGTTCCGGTAGTCACTTTGCCCTTTCCAAGGTTCTTTGGAGTAGGAATTTCCTTGTAATCGCTAAAGGGAACCTTTCCCTGACCCTTGATTACCTCAAATTTAGTCGCTTTGGGGGTTTTTCGAGGTGGAGCGCCACCTGTTTTGACTCTACTCATGGAGTTTCTCCTAATTTTTCACGTAATCTCATCATTTCGCGCCTGTCTGACGCCTCTATCCGCTCTTGGGTCTGTTTTTCCTGCGAATCTATCCGATCATCGAACTGCTGACCCCTTTGAGCCATCTTTTGTTCTTCCAGATTCAATTTACCTTGGTCAATGGCAATATCTGACTGTGTTTTCTGCCCTTTTATGTCTATTTCTTGCTGTTTCAAGGCAATTAACGGGTCTGGGCCTTCTTCTTCGGCTCCCGGGCCGTTTACAATCTGTTGACTGATCTGCCGTACCTGCTG